GCGTGATCCTGCATTACGCCGGCCTCAAAGCTGAACGGGAATTACTCGAACGCTCGCCAAACTACCTCGTCGTCGGGTTGACTCGCCACACCAATCAACTTTTCATCCGAGACGAGACAGCCGGCGAATCGAACGACATCACTCGGTTCATCAATGATTCCGCACCTGTTTCATTTTATGCCGACAGGTCCAACATCGACCTGAATGCACTCGACGCGCTCACTAACATCAAACCCATCGTCGCCGAGAACACCGATGAATCCCCCATCCCGTACGCCGCCAACAACACCGACGAGAGTGCATGCGCGATGTTGCTCCACAAGTATTTCCCCGCACCCCTCCTGACGGAACAACAAGCCACCATGACCACACACCTTGATCATGGCGACGACATGAAAGGTGTCCTGAGACTCGAACAAGTTTACACAGATGAACTCCACCAAGCCAGCCCCCACTACGTCTACAAATTTGTTGCCGGCCAACGAGTCAAAGTCACCCGTTCCACAGATCAGAGAATGCTCGTCAAGTCCATGCTCAAACGCCTCACCGCCCACACGAAAAACCTTCCGGAAGTCGCTGCCGAACGCCTTGCAGAGCGTCTCTTCGACAATCTTGCCGCTGAATTCGATTGGACCGTATCCACTGCCGATTTGCACACTTGCCTCGTGCAAGCGATGGATAAATTCGAAAACCGTGGCCACGACCTTTCGGAACTTAAAGACATAGCAACCTGGACTGAGCGCTCTACGAACATGGTCAAAGCTTTCCTCAAATCCCAACAGAAGCCTTGCAACGGATCCGATCCCAATACAAAAGACAAAGCCGGACAATGCATATCTGCCTGGGACAAAACTCTCAACTTCCAAATCTGCACCTGGACCCGTCTCCTCGAACTCGTACTGGTCAAACAATCTAAAGGGAACGTCGTCATCACGTCTGGCATGACCGATCTTGAAGTCATGGCGCTTCTTGAACAAGACGGTTTCCCCAACGACCGCTATTTGGAAAACGACTGGACCGAATTTGACTCCTCCCAAAACAACGTCGGCCGGAAAATCTTCTTGCGAGCACTGACGAAGATTGGCTGTCCCGAGAACCTCCGCACTCTCGTTGCTGCTCAACTATCTTCTCGCACTATCGCTTGCACTGCCCTTTCATTGGTCGTCAACGATAAGAAAGACTCCGGCGCCCCTCACACACTTATCGACAACTGCCTCTTCAACATGGCCGTGTGCATGGACATCATGAAAGACTACCGCAAACTGTACATCAAAGGAGACGACTCTCTTGCACGTGGTCCAGACGTATCTTTCGACATGGAGAAGCTCAAACAGTACGCATCTGAATGCAATTGGAAATTCAAACCTGCATCTGGCCCGTCCGGGAATTTCGTTTCTTTTATCATCAACAAACAAGGTTGCGCTTTCGATTTGCCTCGCATCGCGGGAAAAGTCTTAACGCGCGGCTATCTGAACAAAGATGATTACGGAACTTACCGCGATGCCATCGGTGTGACTTTCAAGGATGTCGGACTCGGCGCTGGACTTCAAATGGCGAAAATTAACTCCTTCCATTACAACGGTTCCCTCGACAACACAGCCGACTTCGACTCTCTCTTGTCCTTCCTCCAGTCTTTCGCCCGCGGTGAGATCCCATTCACTCGCACCGTCAAAATGCTCGCCCTCACCCACATAACCGACGGCGTTCGTGACCTCGGCGATTCACATACCATCGACAAGTCGAAACGCAAGCGCATCCCGATCATCCACACGGAAACTAAACTTCGATCCAAGAGGAAGCTTTCGTCTCTCGTTCTCGGGGTCCTCTCGCACACGTTCGGTTAGGGGTTATTCGTGCTTGCACCTCCAACCCTTTCCAAACTTTTCGACATGCCCCGAACTTGCACTTGTAAAC